CGAGCGCGACGGCGCGGGCTCGCAGCGCACGGGCGGTTGCCTCGGCCTCGAAGACGAGATCCGGATGGATGATGGTGGGACGCGGTGCGCCGAACAGGCGCACCTGGGCGCGGATGCCGCGACGAGAGCGGCCGGGGGCATACCCGGCTGGGTCAGGACATACACCAGGGCGACGGCGGGGCGCGGATCGGGCATGGCCAGCGCCTCACGCCTGCGCGCCGGGAGCGTCGACCTCGAAAGGTTCGACGATGAATTCCTCGCCGGCGGAACCGATCGTCACGCCCGCCACGGTGCGCGCCTTCAGCGGCTCCTTGAGCATCGCCTCCTTGTCGACCTCCTCCTTGGTGCGGAGGAACTTCTTGCCGAGGCCCATCTGCTTGATGGCGGTGATGACGTCCTCGACCTTGCGCAGCGAAACCTTGGGCGGCAGGTTGCGCCACGAGATCGTGCCGGTGACGAGGTTGGCGAACTTCACCTTGCCGCCATTGGTGAGGCTTGCGCGGTGAGCTTCCGCCCACACCTTCAGGCCCTCGGTAAGGGCAGTCACGCGCTCCTGGAGCGGCAGCACCTTGTCGGCGAGCGCCTTGTTGATCTCGGCAATGCGGTCGTTCGCATCCGCGTTGAAGCGGCCGATCTCGCGGTTCAGCGCGCCGATGTCTGCGATAGCGGAGGTCGCTTCCTCGGTGCTCTGCGGCACGGGGAGATTGACGCCGAGCGTCTTAGCCTTCTTGGCCATCATCAGACTCCTTTTCGACGATGAAGCCGAGCGCGAGGAGCACGCCGGCGAGGTTCTGCTGGGCGGCCGCCACCCGCGCGTCATAGGTCGCGGCCTGCTCGCCATTCGCGGGGGCGTGGGGCTGATCGATCGCCAGCAGCAAATCCGCTGCGTTCGTTGCCACCAGATTGAGCGCCAGCAGCACACGGCCGAGGTTCGCGGCGTCGTGGACGCTGAGACCCGTTTGCATGCGTCGCGAGCTTGTGAGGAGCTGCGCGGTGCGTACGGCCTTCTGCACGGCCGCCGTGTCGACGGCCGCCCTTTCATCCGACATTGCGGACCTCCGAAGTGGGGTTGAGTGGGCATGTTCTGCACGCTTGCCAGTGCTTGATGGCTTCGCGGCTGGCGGTCGAAAGCGGCGCCTCGCGATGTTCGCGGCATGCCGCAGACGGGATGTCGAGGGCGAGATGTGGACAGGCGACGTGGTCGGCGAAGACCTCGACGATGCGGGCCGCGAGCTTGCGCGTATCAGCCGGATAGCGACCGTTCAGCGCTTGGCTGACGGCGGTGCGGGTGTAGCCCAACATGTCGGCCACGACGCCGCGCGTGCCGTGACGCGCGACCGCCTCGACCAGCAGCCGGAGCGTTCGTTCGTCGAGCTGCGGATAGGTGGTCACCGGCATGGGAAGTCCTCGCCAGTGTTCGGATCGTGCATAACCCGCCGTTCGCGGCGGTACTTCGGCGCCTTCTCGCCGGAGTCTCTGACAAGCCGAAAAACCTTGTGAGGCGTACGGGTGAGGCCACTACTCGGAACCCGATCCGGCAACACCAACACGAAACCGGACGCGGCCAGCTGGTGAACGTAACTGCGGAGATTAGTCGTCGGATCGTGGTCGCCCGGCGTCTGGGCGAGAAGAAGGATGTCTGTCAGCATGAAACGCGGCTGAAGCCGCATGGCGTTCCAGGCGCGCTGACGAAAGTAGTCGCCCTTGACCGTGCGGACTTTCGAGCGCGGCCCGGTCCTGCCATAGCGAATGGTCTCGCCTGACGCGATGAACGAGAGGCCCTCAGACGTAAGCTTGTAACCACCGTCCTCGTCCCGCTCGACATGGCCCTTCGTCACCAGCCTGGAGAGCGGCCGCACGACGTAGTTGCGCGGGATGGGGAGGTGCTCGACGAGCTGCTCCAGCGTGCGCAATCCTCGACCGATTGCGCCCATGACCGCGATCTGATGCTTCGCGATACCCCGCATCATACCGTCTCCGGCACGATGACCGGCTGACCGGTCGAGCGGCTGGTGCCGATCATCTGGCCGCGCATCGCAGCGAGCGGCAGAGGGGTGTTCGGGCCGAAGCCATTCCGGCGGCCGAACCGCTCGATGATCGCGATCGTTTCTTTGATCTCGCGCGTGAACCCGCCCGAGATCTGATGGACGAACCCCGCGAAAGCGTCGTCGACCGGCACCTCGCTCAATTCAGCGATCAGCTTTGCCACGTCGGCGGCTGTCGCCGGTTGAAACTCGACGCGGTTGTTGCCGATGCGAGAGGAAATCTGCGGGAAGGCCGTCAGGTTGTGCCGAATGCGGCCCATCCCGACGAGGATGGTGATGAGATCCATGCTGTCCGAGAGGTCGCGGATCGTCTCCATCACGCGCTGGGAGCGAGAGAAGTGATCGGCCTCGTCGAGCACGAGCGCGAAGGTGCGCTTCTGGAGCGCGAAATCGCTCTGGCGGATGGCGAGCGCCTCCGTGGCCTGCCGAAACCGATCCTTGAACGAGTGGCGCTTGGCGATGCGCAGCTCCGCGAGGAGATCATCGATGAACCAGCCGGCATCCCATTCCCGCTTGGCGCGCAGGAAAATCGCCTGGTTCTGCGCTGACCAGCGATGCATGGTCGTGGTCTTGCCCAGGCCGGGCAGGCCATCGACGACCATCAGACAGGTCTCCGAGGCGCCGCGCCGCTCCAGCGCCTTCAGTGCGCCGTTGAAGCGGCCGACATTCTCAGTTTCGACGAAGACGTTGCGCATGGCGAATGCGTTTCCTTTCTGGTCAGGCGGCAGCGCGCGCGAGATCGCGCAACGCCTCGATGTCGACGCCGGCGATCCGCAACTCGTCCCGCGCGGCGGCGGACCCGAGCAGCTCGTCACGGACGAAGGCGATGTCGGATGAGGTGACGGCCCCCGGATTGGCGATGAGCCAACGGGCGAACTGGACGTCATCGGCGAAGGTCGGCCGGCCGGTGGCCGAAGCGCTCGCCGGCATCGCCGGAACTGCGACAATGTCGCGTTCGTCGTCGATCGCGAGCGGGTGCAGCGTCATCAGATGGTCGATCGGCGTCTGACTTTCGAGCAGCAGCGTCGGCCGCAGCTCCATATCGACCACGTCCATCTTGCCCTGGAGCCGGCGACGGCGGGCCGCCGCGCGCCTTTCCATCGCGTCCTGCTCGAAGGTCACTGGCACATAGCGGGTCTTGTGGCCCTCGAAGGCCGCGACCGCGATCAGCTTGCCGGGTTGGCGCGCGCCTGCGGCGTCAAGATCGATCGCCCGGACCCAGACGCGGGTGGCATCCTGGATGTCGTAGGCGACGATGACATCCTCGCCGTCGAACGCCTCCAACTCCGGCGCGAAATAGGAGTTGTTCAGCCACTTCACCAGCGCGCGACGGGTCGGGCGCACGACCCACGGGCGGAACAGATCCTCGGCCTCGGATTTCGTGACGAGGATCGCCTCGAAATCCCCCGCGAACGCAGCTTCCCATGCCTCGTCCGGCGTCATATGGCGGCGCTTGCCGGTGATGGTGTCGATAATGCGCGGCAGGCCACGATGCGGCCGGCTGTTGTACTCACCAATGGTGTGGGCGGCGGCGAGGAGAAAATCCTCCCAGCGTGGCAGCAGTCGGGAGGTTCCGGCGGTCTTCAGCTCGCGGCGGGTTTCCTGATGCGCGGCCTTCTTGGCCTCGCGGTCCATGTCGCGCGAAATGTAGGTCGCGTAGTCCCGAGCCAGATGGCTCCATTCATGGTTGAGCCGTTCGACGATGCCCTTTGCCTGCGAGTTGTACGGCAGGGCGCGCATCGGCGTGATGCCGAGCCGGCCGAGCAGGCCTGTCAGCGGCGCGTCCATGGCATCGTTCACATAGCCGGGCCCGCGATCGGTGTAGAAGATGGCCGGGATGCCGCAATGTGTGCATGCGAGCCGCAGCGCGTCCGTCACCGCGAGCGCGGACTCGTCGAGCGCCGCCGACCAGCCGACGATGCGTCGCGTGTGCGCATCGATGATCGTGGTCAGCTCCGGCCGGAACGGTTGGCCGT